TGATAATACAAGTCATCCTGTTGATGATGCTGGATACGTAGCAATCATTAGTGCAATTAAACTAAACGGTCTTGGCTTAAAGCAGAATAAGTGGGTTCATGATGCTGCTATTGAGGCACTGACTACAGTACAAGAAGTGGTTGACTACGATATTACAACTGGCTGGTAGATGATATACATAAAATATTTATTCTTAGTATTATTAGACCTAATAGCTAACTTATCTAACTTCATCGCTGCACCACTATTATCAATCTTCACCAAAGCACAGCCTGACTTAGATGAGCATGGCAAACCTTGGGGTTGGATATATGGCACGTGGGATAATCCACCACAAGGCGATGAAAAGTGGCAGCGTGAGGGTTGGTTTCCTCATATCACAACGGGATTTAGAGGTTATTTAAATCGAGTTGGTTGGCTATTTAGAAACCCTTGTTACGGCTTTCAAAAAATGGTTGGTATTGATTATAATGTTAGGCACACTATCACTTGTAAAGGGGATGAAAATATCTCAGATAAGTATGGTAGGGCTGGATATTATTATGCAGAAGTACACTCTACTGGAGGTAAGCTACTAGGTTTTGAATACTATCTAATCAAACCTTACGGTAAGGGTAAATGTTTTCGCATGAGGCTAGGTTGGAAGATTATGACAGATAAGTTTCAAAGATATGGCTTTGCTACATTTGTAGACACAATCACACCTTACAAGCAATTTGGAGAATGACATGATTAAATTAATACCAGCATTATTATTATCCACAGCACTGATTGGCTGTGCTTCAACGGAAGAACTGAAACTTGATCGAGACGTCATCAATGCTCAAATTCAAATGCAATCTAAACCTACATTAAAACTTACTTGTAAGGGGGGCTGTAAGTTTGAATCGTTTGAATATAACGACCCATCAAAGAAGGCAATCAGCTTACCTAAACGAACCAACGGTGCTGATGTTGCCATGAAAGCCCTAGAAGTTATTGGCGGTGCTGTAGTTCCAGTAATCGCTGGCTCTGTTATGAAAGAGGCATTTAGTGCTGTAGGGACTACATACAATAATTCACACAATCAGACAGCAACTCCTACTGTGGTGGATCAACCTGCTCCATTAGTGGTTACTCAACCTGACCCTACTATTGTTAATCCAATCGTTGTTGATTCACCAGATCCAGTTATCGTTAACCCTGTAGTGGTCAATCCAGTTATCGTAGAAACCACAGCACCTACACAATAATAATAAGAGGTTGCAGATATGCCTTCAGTAATTCAGATACCACAACTCCCAGCAGCTACCTCAGCAGAGAGTTCAGACCTCCTACACATACGTCAAGGTAGTGTAGATAAACGCATCACGAAGTCTAACTTCCTTGGCGCATTAAATAATGACAAGCTCAAGGGGATATTAAAAACAACAGGCTCTAACTCCGCCTATATCCTGACAACAGGTGAGGGCAATACCACACTTTCTATCCCTATGGGCTGGGTGTGGCGTTCTAACCACACAAATACAGGTGCTTGTACCTTGCAGGTAGACAGTGCTACTTCTGTCCCTATGGTGGACTTAGAAGGTGATGATTTCATTGCTGGTGATATGGACACTACGGGTGTCTACTTCACAGTGTACGATGGCTCTAAGTTCGTAGCTATTAATGTGCCTTGGTCTGCAACAGAGACAAGAAAAGGTATGGCTGAACAAGCGACAGTGGCTGAGTGTGACACAGGCACAGACACGGAGAGGTTTGTAACCCCCCAAGGGCTGCTATCATCTATCCTAGCCAATGCACCTACAGCGTCCCCAGCATCTACAATCCTTCAAGGTATTGTAGAGTTAGCCACCAACACAGAGGCGCAAGAAGGTGTTGACACAACACGCGCAATAACTCCCTCTGCATTAGCTAGCGTCACAGCCACAGAAACACGTGCTGGGTTGGTGACACTAGCCACTGATGCAGAAGCCTCCGCTGGGGTGAATACAGAGAAGTACATATCTCCAGCGCACTTAGCCACTGCTGTAGCTACGGCTGTCAGTGACGGGACAGGAGGTGTACCTGCGGCTTCTACAATTATATCTGGTATTGTGGAATTAGCCACAGCACAGGAAGTTCAAGGGGGTTCTGACACTATTAGGGCAGTCACTCCCGCAGCACTCTCTACGCTCACAGCTAATGAGAATAGGAGAGGTTTAGCCAAAGTGGCTACACAAGCGGAGGTAAACGCTGGGATTGGAGATGACGAGTTTGTCTCCCCCAGTAAACTAAGTCAATGGGAGAGGGATGCCACAGAGGCTGTCAAGGGGTTCGTACAGAGGGCTTCAGATGCAGAAGCACTAGCCGGGGTGAATACAGAGAAATACCTAACACCTTCACACTTGAGCGGATTAGGCGTTACGGGAGCAATAATTATGATGGGGAGCACAGTAGTCCCCGAAGGCCACTTAGAGTGTAATGGCGCGAATGTTAGTCGAACCACTTATGCAAACCTCTATTCTAAGATAGGCAATACATGGGGGTCAGGGGATGGTAGTACTACATTCAGTCTACCAGACCTACGCGGAGAGTTTGTACGTGGTTGGGATCACAGCAGGGGCGTAGATAGCGGACGGCAGGCTGGGTCTTCACAAGCAGACTCACTGAAAAGTCATAGGCATAGTATCTCTAACATATTGGATAATGCCCCGGCAGGTGCAAACTACAATGCAGTGTTTGCAGATGAGAACGTCTATGGTGAAAGGGAAACATTTACAAACTATGAAGGGAGTAGCGAAACACGCCCTAGGAACGTATCTGTCATGTATTGCATAAAGAAGTAGGGAGTGGTGTTGGAAGATATAATAAGTAATGGTGCTATTGTGTTCTTAGGTGGCTTAGTGTTATTCATGCTGAAAAGCATCTATGACAATAAAGGTAATAACCTTGAGAGGAGGGAGAGCGACCAAAGTATGGTCGGGGTGTACTCTGAGCTGCTCCACATCATGAATACAGTAACAAAAATTGATGGGGGGGTTGACGAGCTTATTAGGGCTAATTCCGACCCAGACAGTAAGGTGTCTACTGTGAAGCTCAGGGAAGAGGTTAGAGAGCTTAGAAAAGAGCTTACACAGGAAGTGGAGTCCATTAGGAGGGCATTAGACCAAGCCAAGAGTGAGTTACAGAGAGACATGAGATGAAAGCTCCTTTCAAACCAGACGAGGGGGATAAGCTAAAGATAAGAAGGCAGATGGCTGTAACAAGCTTCTGCTTTGTTCTTATGACATTAATATCATGCTTATACATAGCCTTCTTTGGGGATGAGAGTATAGCTAAGAATATGAGTGCCATTAGTCCCATTATAATCACTATCTTAGGCTTACTGACATCTCTCATTCTTAACTATTCTTATCATAGTCACTACAAAGGGTCTGATGATAGCTAGAACACACTCTAGGAGGCTCTCTAAGCCTTTCTAAGCAACTTTAATGATAATTCCCTCCTACCATGTAGCTAAGGGCACTATCTCTTAACCACAAGTACTAGGAGAAGGATTATGTTTTCATGGATTACCAACCTATTCATAGGCGGTGCGTCTAGCAAGGTGTTTCTAATTGTGGGGGGGGTTGTTGTAACAGCTTGGATAGCCCTCACAGCCTTCCTCTGGAACAGTCTTGAAGATAAGACGACAGAGTTAGGGATATTAGGAGTTGAAGTACAGTCTGTCATAAAGACTAATGAAAGCCTTAACACACAGATAGACACTATTCTGTTAGATAAGAAGAAGATAGAGGGAATATTGGCTGAGAGAAATAAAGCTAATATGGAGATGCTAGAAGAAGCTAACGAAAGAGAAAGGATTATATTAAATGAAGAAGATGAATGTCTTGATCGTGTTATTCCTACTACTATTGCTGACAGCTTGCTCTCCAAAGACTAGGATAGCCAAAGAGGTTGTATACGTTGATAAGAAGCCCCCTGAGAGCCTCCTAGAGGCATGTACAACACCTCTTATGGGAGTACGTACATATAGAGAGAGCTTACAGACACTTTCTAAGTATAAGCTCTCTCTGAAGATGTGTGGTGGTAAAGTGAAGGCTATCAGAGAATACTATGAATAATCCCTTAGGAGGTCATTTAGGGCATTCCACGCCATACGGTGGGCTGTCAACATCTCCTTTCTAAAGGTTAGGTAATCACAACCTTCGTGACGACCTTTGTTCACCTCTCGGAAGTCTTTAATAGCGGATTCATATATATATCCATCTGTTTACTGTGAGTCTTCTTAGCAAGCTTGATTCTGTATTCTAATTGATCTTTCATTACTGTCTCCTTGTGTTTGTGAGAAGTTAGTAGAACATAACCAAGACATTTGTGTCAAGGGTTTACCAAATAAGTTATCTACGGTGGATATTGCCGTCAATACTAGAGTGTATAAACGAGAAAAGGGGACATAGCGTAATTGCTATGTCCCCTTCTTTATGCCTGCTATTTATGCAAGTGTTAGTTTAGTCTTCAGCTTAAGCTCATCTCCCACCTCCTTACGCTTCTCTGTAGGCTTACGGTAACTCTGGTAGGCTTCATCAGAAGCAACACGGCAGCCACCAATCTTTAGGTTAATCCATTGCTTATCACAGCGTTCCTGTCCTACAACAAATGCCCCAAAGGCAAACTTACTCCCCAGATGATACTCACCTAAGTCTTTACAATAAGGGTAGTCCTTAGCATTAATACCAGCCATCCATAAGATATGTTCTTTCTTACTCTTAGAGAGGTTATCCCAACCACCTGCGGAGTCAAACACTTCAATAGGCACTGTACGTCTTAGTGTAAGGTGAGCTAAGATAGTCCCCACTTTAGCTAAGTTCTTCTCATGTGTCTTATTAAGGGCTTGTGAGTCTTTTACACTGTAGCCCTGAGTTCTCAACACTTTATAGAAGCTTCCATCGTAATTAGCTAACTCTTCCTCACTCATTTGTTCTCCAGAGTCTTCATTAGTGTTGGGAAGTATTCTTTAATAGCCTCTCCACAAGCCACAGCCACTTGTACATGCTCTTTCTGTGTCTCCCCTTTCCTAGACCTCAGTTCTATATAGTGCAACCATGTACGCATTGAGGCATTCATGTACATACAGCTCATTGTATTGCCTTCTGGGAGAACACAACGTGCTTGCTCTTTAGCGACATCAGCGTCCAGCGCCTCCTCATAGAATCTACGCGCGTTGCCAATGTGATGTATCTGATTTGCCTCCCACCAAGCTTGTAATACCTTGTCGTTTGCCTCTACACTATTCTGCCTGTTCTCAGTGTCTTGCATACGAAGCTCTCGTAGAACAAACATATCATCAGTGACTTCGGAGTACCTTTGTGAGTATTCTTGGAATGCGCAACTTTTATGTCTTAGTATCTGTCTACTAATATCTCTAGGTGCTTTAATCTCCATCACAAGATTACTCATCTCAAAGACAGACCAATGACTATTCCTAATACAGTACCTCAATAAGCCCTCTGCTGTATCAAAGTTCTCCTGATTACTCGGATTACTGACTCTTGCCGTGTATGAGATTAAGTCCTCCGCTTCTGGGATATAATCAACAACTGGCATAGTGACACCAACCACTTTAACTTCTGGTGCATATAGCTTATACATCCTTCATACCTCTCCTAGCTTCAATTAATCCAGTCTTTAAGTCTTCCTCTGTCTCATCTATCAAGAGCTTAGAAACCTCTTGTAGTATCTGAGCGATAAGGAAGCTCTTGCCATCTTTAATAGGCTGCATACCACCTACACCAACACCACTTACAATCTCAAGGTCTTGCCTCTCAACACTCACCTCTTGTGCAGTGCAATCAATGGTTAGTATGCTTATGTCGCTCATTCTTCCTTCTCCCCAGTGCCTCTAAGCTCAAGCTCAATCAGCAGATCTATAAAATGGCGAGCCTTACGTAGGTCATCAATACCATTCTTATCCCGCCACCTGCTCATATACTTCACCACACTCCCCTCAATAAACGGCAAGCCATTGGCGTGGTTAAACTCAACAGGCTGAATCTTCATACCCTTGTAGTGACCACCACCTATTTGTATGGCAAGGGCTGCTTTGTCACTGCTCATTGCAGCTCACCGTTAGCTTTATTAGCCTGCTTCTTGAGCTTTAGTTGTTTGCGAACGCAGTCGTCTAGCAGCTTGCAGGGTACACCCTTCTCAACTTTATGCCACATTCCATTGACCATTTGGTAGCGAGGTGGTTTGTGATTATTGTAGAGTGCGTATGGTAGTCCAAAGGTACGTTCAAGTTTTTGATGGTATTTATTCATTAGTTGTATCTCCAGTTATTAATTGATTTCTTTTAGCTTCTACAGCTAGGTGGCACTTATACTCATCAGTAAAACTACCAAGCCTATGCTTAATCTTATTGAAAGTGACTTCACCATACCAGCGTCCCCTAGCATTAGACCAATACACTCCACCGTACTCACTGCTAGTGCCTGCGTTACTTCGCCTATTCTGTGCTTGCTCTGCCTTAGTGCTCCACTTACAGTTTGAAGGTTCATAGTTACCGTTGTTGTCTATCCTATCCACAGTGTGTTGTTGGGATGGCCTCTCGCCAATATCTTCTATAAACCTCTCTACAGAGTGCTTCCATTCCTCACAGACTTTGATGCCCCTCCCTCCGTACCCACCAAAAGACGGGTTGTTAGTGTTGTAGCACCTAGCCTTCATACCCTTCCACACTTGGTAGAGGGGGTGCGAGGACATCCCGTGCGTACGGTTCACACTTGCTAGCCTTTCATTACGTAAACATCCGCAGCTCTTAGTATGCCCGCTGGACACACTGTAAGCCTCGCCAACGACAGAGTTTCCACAATCACACTTAAACTCCCACATGCTCTTGCTATTTGTAACACCCTTAAAAGCCACAGCGGTTAGCCTATTATACTTCTTCCCTAAGTGATCTATAAAGTTACCCATACCTACTCTCTAAGTAGTTGATACTAATGAACATAGGGTTATAACTCCCCTCTTGCACATTGTGCTTCATAATCAGCCCTCTCCAATGGTGGTTGCCTTGATAACCTTTGTAGTCCTCATCATGTGAGTAGTATGCGCCCGCTATGATAGCCCACTGTTGCTTGCCAGATGACGGTAAGAACCTCGTAGCTACATCTAAGGTCTGCTTATGCCCTTGTGTGAAACTCTCGCCCACGTTCTTTAGCACGTTCATAGCAGCACCACCGTACGGCTTGCCAGACATTGGATTAGCCATGTAATGCACATACGTGACCCCATCCACAGTCACAGGCTTCAAGAAGTCATGCACTTCCCAACCAGCTTCTTCATAACGTAGGTTGTCATATGACAGGAATCCGTCAAGCTCAGGGTTAGCGTTCACATGTCGCATTATCCTTTCCTCGTGATTGCCAAGTGTCATCACAAGAACGGGTTTGTATAGCACTCTCCCAAACTCTTCTATCTCTCTTTGTTGTAAGTCATGCAGTGGCTTCAATAAGCAGTTCATCCCCTCGATAGCAGCCTCAATATCCTTACCTACACGCTTACCCTCAGCCTTCTTTTTGCCTTTGTCATAGGAGCTAAGGGACGGCATATCAGCATGATCTCCTAAGTGTATGATTACATCAGGCTTCTTGTCTGCAATGTACTCTCCAGCCCACCGTAGATAAGACATATCAATATCAGGCTTGCACTGTGTGTCTGGAATCACTAGATGCGTCTTTTCAAACAAATCTTTGTGGTTGTGCTTTGTGGTAACAACGCTGTAGATAGTTGCTGCACCTGTACTGATTTTTGCCTCTACAGAGATTCCACCCTCTTCTGGTGCACTTATACCCTTGCCACCGTAAGTCTCCCCTCTTAAGTAATCCCCCACCGTGGATTTGCCAATATTGAGCCTGTATGCTATCTCTCTTTGACTAAACCCTTTCTCATGAAGCCCGTCAACCTTATCCCTTAAACTTTGCGATCTTAATCTCATATCTATCTCCTAATTGTTCATCGGTTTTTATCACACTTCTCTGCGGCTCTTCTGGCATCTGCTGCCTCTTCTTTCGTAGCAAAACCTCCTAAACCAACCTGTTTACCCTCTGAAAATATTCTGCGCCACCCACTTCCCAGTAACCTTGCTGAAACTAACTCCCACCACACCAGAGGTATTGTCTCTTCTCATTCTCTTATTATTTGCTTGCTCTTTATGCGTAGCCCACCTGCAATTACTAGGCTCATAATTACCCTCGTTATCTATCCTGTCTAGTGTCCTCCCACTAGGACGTACTCCCATATCATCTAGGAAGTTATGGAAAGAATTTAACCACCTATCACAAACTGTAATACCTCTGCCACCGTAATTTTTATAGTCAGGGTTATTGGGGTTATTGCACCTATCCTTCATACCACACCATGTTGAGTACAGAACATGCCTAGACGCACCGTGGGTTGTCCTAGCACAGGAGACACACTGACTCCTACTACCGTTCTTTAAGTCCCCTTGAGCCACATCTGCAAGCTTCCCACAAGAACATTGGCACAGCCAAAAGTTCTTATCCCACCGAAGCCGTCCTAGGTAGGATAATACAGTGTATTCTCCAAAAACATCCCCAGTTAAGTCCTTAACCTCTTTGCGAAGTGTCTTCCTACAGGAGTGACACCCAAGGCTCTTCCCAGACACTAAGCTATCCTGAAGAACTTCCCTCTCTAAGCCACACTCGCACCTACATTGCCAAACAGCCCTTGACCTTCCTCCTCCCTTCCTTGGGACATTCGCAAGAATAACAGTCCATTTCCCGTACTTACTCCCGACTACAACCCCGTGCATTGCCGTCCATGAAGAAAGTGTATAATCCCATCCAGCAGGTCAGGTGAGCCGTATATCATTACAGACACCACTGTCACCAGCAACACAACTCTCCATTCATACTTGGCCTCACAACTGATGTTATGATCTTCGTTATCATTATCCATTATTGAATAGCTATGTAGATGAAGAACATCGTGATACTAACCCCTAGTAGCCACGCACCTTGGTCAACCTCTTTTCTGTAAAGTGCTATTGACCCACTTATCCAGCCAACGATTGGGAACAGTGCAGACAACACCATCAGCACAGAGAACATACCTGTTGTCCAGCGTTCTTTAGTCTGCCTATTACTAACCACTGCCCCACAGCTTGGACAAGCCGTTGCTGTTTCACTCATTTCTGTTGCACATTCATTACAATACATATTATTCTCCTATTTATTTAAAGTGCCTAAGAAAGCTTTCTTCCTAAGGCTTGCATTCATCATATCTTTTTCAGGAATTGATTGCAACCTTAATTGAGACTTTTGTTCATCAACAGGGAGTTTGCTGAATGCTATGGCTTTCTTAGCTTTTACAGCTTCTTCAAATGATATGTTCATTCTTTCTGCATAAGACTTAATCTTATGTGCTTCTTTACTAACTAACTGCATATTAGAGTGGTCTGTACATAAGTGCTGTATGAAGCCTGTAAGGTCTTCCCAGCCACGTAGAGAGGCATTACCTATAACGTGGTCTACTTCTGACTTACTCTTCCCCACCCACACACCAGATAATGCACAAGGAGAGCCAGTCTTAGCTCTTGTCTCTAATCCCTCTGGTGGTGGCTTACACACCTTGTTCTTGAACGTGAGTTTCGGCGGATATTTGTTCCAGACAGCTAACCTAATACCCCCACGCAACCATGTAAAGAACTTACTCTTTGTTGCCCATATCTCTGGGTGAGCTTCCCAAGGCTCTTGTTTGTTATTCATAATCCACCCCAGCCGCTATCAACATCTTCTCAACATCAGGCTCATCACCTCTCCACCTGTGCATGTGAGCCATCAGAAAATACTCTTGCATAAGCTCTAGCCAATCTTTAGTCATCTCTTTACCATCCCAACTTGTGTAATTCACTGGTTCAGGGTACCACGTCTTATACTGCCTTACAACAGCCTCTAAGCACTCCTTATCAGTCTTTAAGTCTTTCAATATCTTGTATGAAGACTTCTCTCCAAATCTCGTCTGAGAGAGCTTAGATGGCTTATAGTTATCAGAAGCATCTCCGAACAGCCATTGGTGATAGAGAAACTTTCTCCCTCTACCTTTGATGCCTTGAGGTGTCTCGTACAATCTACCTAAACCTTCATTAAACTCTGGCTCTTTCATCAAAGGCTTCCCATCATTATCCTTCCGGAAATCAAACATCCAGCTAGGTACTCCAAAATGGTCTTTATCCAGCGTACATGCAATAATCTTTCTATCACTTCCTGACTTAGTTAGCTTCCAGCCTTCATAGCCATACATCGCAAGTAAATCATCGACTTCAATATCAGTTACAACTGTTGCCCCTTTGTGCAGGACTAGGTAATCCTTAACAGCCTGTAAGTTTGTTGGCTTGATAGTGCCATCACGATTACCTTTATATTTCTGTACAGTCCCGATAACATCCCTTGTGGTAGCCCCTTCATCTAAGAAGATTTTATACTCCGTAGCACCACACATATTGCAAATG